TTCTGCACCATGACCGTCACCGATTGCAATCAGATACATGGTTCAACCTTCTTTCTTTTCATCTTTCAGACCTGCGCTTGTTGGTTCCACAAAAACCCCCAGCACCGCCAGTGCCGCCGTACCCAGCAGGAAAGGATTTTTTACCACATCCAGCGCCGCACCACAAAGCGCATCCCAGCTCGTGAACATGGACGGCTCCATGCCCGTAGCCGTCAGGATAACGCCGCCAATGCCAACCCAAAACCAAGGATTTTTGAATCTGTCCTTATTCATAACGCTCACCCCTTTACAGATAAACAAAATCAGACCAGCAGTGTTCTTCTACTCTTGTACCTGCATCAGTATTGAACATGTTATACACAACATGAACAGCCAGTCTGTTGTCGTATGTAACCAGAAGTGTTTCTGTGTAAATAACATGTTTACCTTCCGGAATGTGTGTATCATCCTCATGTGTCAGTCTTTCAGACCAGATCACATGACTGGTGCTGGTGCTGTTGGATGTATAGCCCAGAAGCACCATGGGCGCTACCCAGTAACCATGGATATTCAGCCACATACCATTGATTTTCATATATTCCGGCAGACGCTCATCGTCTTTTGCTTTGTGATACATTTTTACATAGGCTTCCTCTTTGGAATACTTGACTTCTGTACCATCCTTCATTTTTTCATGCCAGTATCCCTCTGTATCCAGCCATACTTCATGCCCAATGGTAGCAGCAGAAACGCCTTTGGCCCTTTCCAGCCATTCCTTTGTGATACCGCTTTTCAATTCATTCTGTTTCATGTTTCCTCATCCTTTCTGTTCTCATCTACTCTTTTCTATCAAAACACCTATGTGTTATGACCTCATCTTTCAAACCATTTCCCGTCCAAATCATGGAGCCGCTGTTCATGGTTCTGCAACATTGCATCCTGCTTTTCGTTGTGGGCGTGAATTTTTTTATGTTCTTCTTTCTTCTGCTGGTTGATTTCCTCCACTTTATCCCCTACGAATATAATCTGCTCTGTAAGCCTTGCCACAGCGTTTGTCAAAGGGATAATGGTTTTAATCACGGTTATAATAAATCCGGCTAAAAGCACGATTCCTGCCACAATATCCCAAGTCATATATACCACCTCATTTCATACCAGTGAGAATTTTTTTCCATGTTCCAGATTCTTTCACGTAGATTTCGCCTGCTTGTGCGTTTTTGTATACAGTGTATGGCTCTGTGGGCGGTGTAAAGTCAGAATCCCAGCGAACAACATTGGAAATTCTAATTTCATCCATCACCCCCTCGATTGAACCAGTGCTGTTTTGGGCAACGTTCAAACCAATTCTTAAAATGTCATTTGATATATTTCCGGTGTAGGTAAAAGTGTTTTTCTTAACGCCATCAACAAACATAGAATATGTTTTATTTTTTCCGGTCAATGCAAAATGATACCATGTGTTTAATTGTGTATCAACAAAAGAGGAATAATATGATGTTTGTCCATGTACCTGAAAAACTGGTATACCGTTTGATAGAATTATCTTAAAAGTTCCCGTTTGGGTTCCGCCAATAAAAGTTGCATTAGCTTTTTTCTCTCTTTGGCTGAACCAGAAATCAATGGTAAACTCTCCATTTATATCAAATATCTGCTCTACTGTTTCCAGTTTGTTCAAATTGGTAAAGCTTATAGCTTTCCCAAATTTTCCGGAATCTGACAATGTGCAGCCTGTATTTGTTATTTGTTCACTGTATATACTGCTGTCTGTGAAATCTTCACCATGCAGTAACAAAAGCGTATGTTCATCTGCAATTCCTTGAACTTCATCCTTGATATAATAGTCACCGTCGTTTCCTAAAGCATCAGACGGGGCTTCTGTGCCGTTCAAGACGGTACTGCCGCCACCAGTTCCACCACTACCGACCTGCTCAGCTGTTACCCTATGCGGATTGTTGAAATCTTTCAGGTGCTGTTGCAAAAGTGTTTCGGCATTGTTCGACTTCCCGTAGGCAGTGTTGGCAATATCTCCGGCGTTTGCACCTCTTGTGATAGGGCTTGTTACAGTCGGCGAGAAATCACCAAGTTCGATTTTGTTATACCTCCCCAAAATAACATCAAATTCGTAGGAAATAATCTTTGCTTTTTTGGAAAAACCCATTTTTTGATTTACCACTGTTACAGTATCACCAAGAAATACCTTTTCCAAGTTTGCATAATTTTTGTATTCCTCTGTTTGAGAAAGGTCGATAAAATCGACTTTGATATTTACTTTCGGTATGTCGCCGCCTTCTGCAAAGAAATTCTCTGCAATTTCTCGTAAATCGCTTTGACTTTCTGCTTTGGTGTCCTCGATAACCTTAACTTTTGGGTATGCGTAGTTATTCACATACTGGCTGTCGATGTATTGACCATCAAGAGCCAGACCGTCTTTTCCAATGGGATAAATCCTGGTAGCCACATCTGAAATATCTTCCGTGACCTCCAGCCCCACAAGGTTTTTGCGGTAAACAATAAAAACGCCCCTGTCGCTGCCCAGGGATTCTAACATCGAAACGTTGAAAAAATCCCGTTTCAGTTCTCCGCCGTAAAAATAAAAAAAGGACTTTGTTTCGCCTTCATTGTTGTCCCATTCTTCTTTCAAAAGCAAAGAAACCGGATTATCCATGGTACAACCAATACCACCTGTATCACACGAAATATCCGTATAGAAGGTAAACGGCATAGGAACAGACAGCCCCTCTTTGATGGCGTCCATGGCTCCCTGTGCGCTGCCGGAATACGCCACGCTTTCACAGATATTATCAAGCAGATCATAAAAGAGATGTCTTGCTTGGACTTCAATCCCGTTCATGGTGGGCTTATAATAATAGATGCGAAATGGCTGCCTTCCTCTAGGTGTTTCCGCCAAAACAATACGATCTATTTCAATTCGCTTCCACTTACCACTGGCATCGTAAGGATGTTGAAAGGTCAATGTAAAATCACCGTTAAATTCTTCGTAAACCTCACCAGAATTGGGGACCAGCATCCCCAATCCAATGGTGTCAAAATTTTGTTCATCCTGTTCGAAAATAATCACAATATCACCCCACAATGGGATTTCCATCTGCATCCAATCCAATTGCATTTAAGTTGTCGATCACCTGTGCCCGATACCGTTCTGGTACCAGTGTCACACCCTGTGTTTCGGGGTTGCATGTTCTTCTGCCTGCAATTACCAAAGCTGTGTACAAATCCAACATATTACCAAATCCTTTCTTGATATATATAAAAACAATAGTTACAAAAATCAGGTTAAGAAATCTTGTTGCCGTCCGCATCGTACCCCCTCTGATTCAAAACTTCCAAAACGTCCGCTCTCAAATGGGCGGGTACAACAGGAACACTTTTGTTTTCTTCGTTACAAGTACGTTTTTTGTTGACAACCAACAATACATACATTTCTACCATTATTTACACCATCCCTTCTGTGAGCGCAAGAACAGCTTCAAAAGTGGTTGCCTGTGCATCCATCATCATCAAATCTGTTTCCAATCGCTGTTCGTATTGATCCGCCATTGCCTCCATAATCATAAGCTGTGTTGTTTCGATGTTGTCAAGTTGTGTGGGTTCTGGAACTATGATTGGAAATTCAAAGTTGAACTTCCCTGTTTCTTCATGGTAGTACATACCGACTTCTGTTTCTTCAGTCGTTTTGACCGCATAAATAGGGTTTCCGTCAATATCTGGTGGATAGTACGGTGCTGTTTCGCTTTCTTTCATGTCAATTACTACGTTTTTCAAAACCATTGCATACATCAATCTGAACCAGCCCCCCATCTAAAAATAACAATTCCGTTGCCGCCATTTCCGGCTTTTGTCTGTTCGTTTCTCCTAGGTGTAGCTGCTCCACCTCCGGCACCATACCCTCCATCTTTTCCGTTTACGTTAACATCAGAACCGGCATCACCTCCGTTACCATATGATCCGCCGCCTCCTCCTTGTCCATTACTATCAGCCAAACCACCTTTTCCGCCGACACCAAATAATCCATTTTGACCATTTCCACCTGCACCACTATCACGCTTTGATGCGCCGCCTTGTCCACCGCCAGCACCGCCAGCGGCACCGCCGGGGTCATTTTTTAAGTCTTTCCCTCCTTGACCGCCTGCACATGTCACTATACTGCCGACGACAGTGGCAGTTCCAGCCTTTCCGTTTGAATCACCTGTGTATTGACCACCTAAACCACCTTTTCCAATGGTGACTTTGATTTGTTGTCTTGGAGAAACAGATGTTGTTTTTTTGACGCAAGCTGCACCACCACCACCGCTTGGCGGCTGATTCATTCCAAGTGCACCGCCGCCACCGCCGCCGCAAGCAATGACTGTTATCTGGTTCACACCTTCTGGGACGGTAAAAGTGCCATCTTCTCTGAAAATTTCTTCGCCATCTTTTAATTGTAACTTGATAATTCGATTCAACTTACCAAAAACAGTGTTGTATGGTTCTTCGTCTGTTTCTTCACCGATTTTTGAAGGAATGTCATAAGCAATCAGATCTGCAGATCCTTTAATTGATTTTTCCAATGCTTTCCAGAATGTGTCTGTCCCAGCCTGCAAAGATTCTTCAGAAGGCGTTCCAAAGTTATCGCGGATTGCATGCATGTCATCAAGGGCGTTCTGGATTTCGGAAAACAGCACAACTAGTGCACCAAATTCGTTGCTTGCTTCGATTTGCTCATCGTTTCGCGGACTATCAATTACATACAGATTAAACGGATTTGTAGAAAGGACTTCCTGTTCACCAGAGAAAACGGAAATCTGTAAAATGATAACACCTGCCTGTCCCAGAATATCCGTTTTAAGTTTGAACTGACAACGTCCGTTTATTGCCTCTGTAATTTGCCCATCAATGAATTTATTGATAGGGACTTTGAAGTTACTGTCAGGGTGCGATTTTGCGCTCATAGTCACTGTGTGACTTGTCAAATCCAATGGCACGCTGTCATTAAATAACTGTACGTCAAGGTAACGAGAATTTACATCCCCTTTTACAGCAGTCACTTTGCTTGTAATATCCTCGTTGATTTCAATAATCAACTTTGTATAATGCTTCGCCATTTACAACCACCTCCATCTCGGCTCAATTTCTATCTTCTCCACATTTCCGGTCCATGAGATTTCATTGTTCCCAACTTTCAATCTAGGAAACAAATCATCATCCAGATCATGCGGGGTATAGGTTACCCCCACCCCGTCCAACACTTCCATCATTTCCGATTCCAATACCACAGATTCTTGCAATCCGTCTATCCTATATTCCCTACCATTGATGATAAGCACAACACTTCCAGTTCCATAGATCTTGATTTTTGGTTCCGCTGCCACCGTTCCACGATTGCGCAGCAAAGACGGCTTTGTCAGCATAACAAAATCATCCACTGCGTTGACACTGTACTTAAACGGATAGGTGTCAAAGGTCACCTGAAATTTCTGGAAATACTGGAGCATCTTCCCGATGCTGATCTGGTTATCTACTCGGACACGATAAACCTTATCTGGTTCTGTGGAAAAAATGGCTTCACCGCTTCCGTCCAACCATGCACAGATGCCATCCAGATTGGCACGCTCCACCACGGCACATTCCACCACTTTGTTGTAATTTTCATAGGTTCCCTCATCCACATGAAGAACCCCATCCCTTCCGGGGATTTCTTGTGTGCTCACCCTTCTTTTGGGTTTGTACACATCCGGCATGGAGGTGACGATGACCCCCATGTCCAGACTATTCTTTCCCCGGAAGATAAAATATGGTTTATACAGCGTTTCAAACCTCATGCTTTTCCTCCTTTCCGGGTACTTTGCTGTCTACGGAAAAATTCCAGTTCTCTGGCAAAGGTTTCCACCGATCTACCATTTCCATTATCGATACGATCCACATAGATATTGATATCTCCGTAAGCATAACTGCGGCTGTTGTTATTTTGCGTCACACTGCCGGAAACACCTGTCGGGCTTGGTACAACCTGCTGCATACCTCCGGCAACGATGCCGGAAAGTTTTTTGAGTTTCTTATTCCAGCCAACGCCAACACCCTCCGCCATATATCCACCGATTTCTTCATACACGCCGGAAGGGCTGTTGATGTCCATAGATGCTCTTGCCGCCCGTACCGCTGCCGCCAGCACTTCCGCAATGGCATTGACCACACCGCTTTTTCCATCTCTGACACCCTGCGCCACGCCTTCCATGAGCATCAGCCCAACATTCTGAAATTCCTGCTGAAATCCCTGCATCAATGTAATCAAACGGTCTTTCAACGCTGTCAGATATTCCGTCAGGATGGGTTCCTGTTCCGTCATGCCGGCAGTCACACTTTGGAATGTCTGAACGGCTGTCGTTTCCTGACTTCCAGAAACAGCATTGCCCAAAGCCTGTTCCAACGTAGTCCCCATCTGTGTTCCCTGGGATTCCATACCTGCCGCAAATTGTCCAGCAGCCTGCGTACCTGCCGCAAAAAGCTGTCCCTGCATATCTGCAATACTCTGGGGTAGTTTCTGAAAATAATTCTGTTCCAAAGAAGAAAACTCCGACTGATATACTTTTGCCGCTACTTCCTGAGCTGCTTTCTGCTTTTCTGCAAACAACTGCACATAATCATCAAAGGCACCATCAGACATGGAAATCAGCTTGTTCATGTAATCCATGGCATCTTCCATGCCCATATTGGTGATTTCCGATAACAACCCATCTGAAAGTCCTCTCTCTTGCAACTTGTCCAGAGCGTCCCCATATTTCTGGATCTGGTCGATTTCCTTCTGCAAATCTCCCAGCTGGAATTTTTCACCAATTACATTACCTTCTTCGTCCTTGATATCAATGCGCCGGAACAATTCTCCATAATCAGCCAGCTGATCCTGCAAACTTTCCTGTTTGCTTTCGATGGCATTCAGAGCGGACTCGTATTCCTGCTGGAATGTCTGCAATTCCTGCAAACGGGCTTCATTGGCTGCTTGGGCAGTGGTTCTGGCTGCTTCCACCTGCTTTTTGTTCCATTCCGCTTCCAGTTCGGAAATTTCCTCTCGGATTTTCTGGATGTTCTCCCCTTCGGCTTTGCTCAGTTCTTGATATTTCTGGCTCAGGTTATTCTGATACTGTTTCAGTTCTTCCGCAGCCGCTTCCTCTGATGCTTTCTTCTGTTCCGCTTCGATCTTCTGATTGATCTGATTGATTTCAGCTTGGAGCACATCCCCTACTTTTCGGGCAGTTTTCTTTGCCACGGTAACTGCTCCATCCATTTCACTTGCCACATGGAGCACACCGTCTGTCAAATCCTCCATGGCAGAGATGGGGACATCTGCCTTCCCCTTCAGACCATTTGCCAGACCGATGTCAACATTCTCTCCCACATTCTCTGACCACTTGGAGGGGGAATGTGTGTCAAACCCGCTTTTCCCTGTGAAAATGCTTTTGACAGTGTCCACCACCTCAGACGCCGCCGTTCCGATTTCCTTCACCTTTGAGAGGAGACCTTCTTTCAATCCATTCAGAATGTTCTTCCCGATTTCAACCATTTTTCCTGGCAGTGCCTTAATGGCATTGAGGATATTGGTCCCAACCTCGCGAACCACACCAACAGCTGTTTTTGCCATAGACTTCAATCCGGCTGCAAGAGAAGAAATGCCATTGGAACCGATGGTTTTCAGTGCCGCCGGGATATTGGAAAGTGTCGTTTTGATGGAATTGAAAATATTACCGGCAGTTGTTTTTATCGCCGGTCCCATAGACTTAATACCATCTTTCAGTGCAGTCATCAGATTTTTCCCCAATGACAGCCAGTTGAACGCCAAAAAGGCACTGACAATTGCCTGTATGATTTTCGGTATATTTGCCACCAATGTGGGGATGGCTTTTACCAAGCCAATGGCAAGATTCTTGATCAGCGTCAATGCTGCCACAATGAGTTTCGGTGCATTATCATTGATGATACCCGCAATATTGATGACGATCTGGGGGATGGTTTCAATCAGCGTCGGCAGGTTTTGAATGATGCTGTCTGCCAATGTCTGCAGCAAGGACAGCCCCGCATCCACCAGCGTTCCGACCCCGCTGCGCAGCCCTTCCGTAAATCCCACCAAAGACTGTAAACCACTTTCAATCATCAAAGGAAGGCTTTCTTTCAGCTTCGTTTGTAAACCGTTAATCAGGTCTGTAATGACAGAAAAACCGCCTTCTACACCACCGTTTTGAAATCCGTCCATGACATTCAGCAGATTTGTCAATAAAGCGTTTCCCAGATTTGTGACGCTTGTGGTCAGCGGCATCAAAGCCGTTCCCAAACGCCCTGTGGTCTGCTCCCATGCGGCGCTGGCACGGTTTGCCGCTTCCAGTTCGGCGTTGTTTTCCCGCCAAGCCTCTGCCGCCTGCGTCAGCCCTTGTTTGGATAATTCCTGTAATACCAGATTCGCCCGTTCACTTTCACTCTTTGTGGCTTCCAGCTTTTTGTTGAAATCGTCCTCACTGGTACCCGCCCAGTTCAGCACATCCGCAAATGTGCCGGTCACCTGTCCCACTTTAACGGTTTCGTTGATGGCTTCCGCCAAAGAATCAATGGGAATGGAATCCCCGTATGTCGCCCATGCGCCGATTGCGCCGTCTGTCAGCTGCGTCAGCTGTTCCTGTGACAATTTCAACGCCTGTAGGTTTGCCGCTGCCGTTGCCGCCGATTGGTTATCCCCCAATACGCCATAAAGCTGTGTATAGGTCTGTTGGGTCTGCTCCGCCGAATAGCCCGCCTTTTGGCTGGAAACTTCCAGCGTCCCCATGATTTTGCTGTATTCCTTGGTGCTTTCTACCAGAGATACGATGCCGCTTACCAACGACTGGACGGCTCCGGCAATGACACCGCCGGCAAAAGCGTCTTTGAAGGAACTTCCGGCAGACTTGGCTTCTCTCCCCGCATCCTGTAAATCATCGGATAACTCATCCGCTGATTTTCCCAGACGATCCATCTGCCGCTTCATTTTGTTCATATCGGCTGTGGCACTGTTGATCTGGGATTCCAGATTATTTACCACACGCACCTGTTTGTTATAAGCATTTTGTGCCCGGATGGCTTCTGTGGAATTGGCGCCGAAACTTCTGGTGGCATCATCCAGTTCCCTTGCCAGCTCATCCAGCTTTGCTTTTGCACGTTCGGATTGCCCAGTCAAAAGGGAAATCTTATCCGCACTGGCTTGTATCGACCGTTCCAGCACTTTCCCTTGGGCAGTTAAAGATTCCTCGCTGTCCTCCATACCTGTGAAAGAGGAAACCACCGCTTTCATTTCAGAACCCAGATTTTTCAACTGGGCGTTGACAGCGCTCAAACTGTCCCGAAAGGATTTCTCACCATCGATGCCGATTCTTGCACCAATGTCTGTTGCCATTTCATCTCACCCCCTTCCGGAAAGAAAAAAGCGCCTGCAAATACAGACGCTTACTCCAACTTCAATATTTCAAAAAATTCTTCTCGTTCTTCTTCCTCCGTTTTGATGTGCTTCAGCTTTGCCCCTTCTTTCTTGATCTGTTCAATGGCGATCAGGTCACACAGTTCCCCAAAGGGCATCTGCCAAACCAATGTATAGGGGATTCCAAGCCTTAAACCATACCAGATGTACCATTGGATACTTCCGTTTCTTCCTCCTGCTTTGGGTCTTTTGCCGCTTCTTTCTCATCTTCCGTTTCCACTTCCCGCCGCATATTTCCACTGATTGCGGAAAAAATATTGAATTTCAGTTCCGCAATATCATCCGCCCCAATGACATCCAGCAGAAAATCTTCTGTCAGCGGTTCCGGTGCGTCGTTTCCCATCAGTTTCTGGTAAGCACTGCCAGCTCTGCTCATTTCCGACAGCAGCCAGAAGCACTCTGTCAGAATTTTTCCAATATCTCCAGCTTCACTTTCCAGCGCACTGCCGATATTGTCGATGGAACCATATCTTTTATTACACTCCACAATCACCCTTGCGCTGAAACTCAAAGGATAGTTCTTTCCTGCGACTTCCATCATACCTGTTTTCATTTCGTTTCTCCTTTCTTACAGCACCGCAAAATCAACTTCACCCGATCCAATGATCGGGCTTACGGCTCCCCCGCAATGGACAGGAACTGTTTGATTGCCGCTTCTGCGTCTGCCTCACTGTTCATGACGCTGGATACCTTTTTCCATGTGTGTTTCTCTCCATCACTGCGCAAAATGGTGCCGGAAATTTCCGGTGTACCAAATTCAATGGTTTCTCCCTGTGTGGTAAAGGTATCGCTGGGATTGTTCAGCTTGATTTTAGGCAGGATCACTGCCTGATACCCAATCACATTGTTATTCTGCACTTTCACAATGGCGCCAAAGCCCAGATAAGGCGTATTCTGATCATCATCCCAGTTGTACCATTTGGGTGTTTCTGTTTTGATATCCTTGCTGGTAATGGTTTCTTCCTTAACGCCCAGCACCTTCATCATCACATCAGGCAGCAGATCGTCCGTGGTCAATGTCAGACTGCCGCCGCTGAAGGTATTGGCGCTTTCCGCTGGACCATTATCGGCATACAGGATGTTGTCATCGCCTTCTTCCAGTTCGATGGACAATTCCACAGCTTTACCAATCAATGCCCCTTCTGAATAGGTGACTGTACTTCCTGTGTTGCTGTACTTTGCACAATAAGGTTTGCTCAAACCAATCTTTGCCATCTATATCACTCCTTCATTTTTTCCTTGATTGCTCCTTCAATAGTTTCTTCCATAATTTTCTTTGCTTTGTTTCTCGTTAACCTTATGGCATTGTCAAAAAAAGGCTGCTTGCTGCTGAAAGAAGTCCCGCTGTTGAATATCCTTGCCACCATCACATTTGGCTGTCCATTGGGGTATTTTGGCGTTCTGACGGCGTTATAACCATCAAAGCCAAGTTTGACATTGCGGAATCCTCCATCTGTTTCCATGGGAGAAATACCAAAGCTTTCCAAAAGTCCCTGCTTCTGCTTTGCCCGTCGTTGGGATTCTTCCGGTGTTTCGTTGCCGCTCAGACTTCCGGTGTTCAGCCAGTGGATACCAGCTTTCACTTCGTCTGCCACTTCTTTTGCCGCAAGGTAAATGGCTTCATTTTCAATACGTTCTATATCTTTGGACAAATCCTGTAATTTTTTCTCGTAGCTTTCAAAGCCATAAAATGTAATTTTTGCCATCAGCCCACCACCTCCCACCGCCATTCGTAATGAATATACCTTGTTTCTTCTTCGTATTGTACGGAATTGAGGTAATAGGAGATTTCCGCGTTTTCCAGTGCCGTTTGGATTTCCACAATGGCTGGATCGTTTTCTGTTCTGGTAAAAAAATCAATGGTGCCGGAAAGTACCTGCCCGACCTTTTGATTATCTGCCGCTAGTTCTTCTCCCTCTCCGTCCTCTGCCCATACCACATATCTGTCCGCCTTATGAAACGCGTAGAAGTGAAACACCGGTACATGAACTTGTCGTAATGCCTGTTCAATCATAGCTGTTTGGAACATCAGCACTCTCCAACCTTTCTAATGTCAGCTTTGTGATTTGCAAACCATTGTCATCTTTCATTTTCTGTGCCAATAAAACACGAAAACCACTGCCATCATCCAATTTTACAATATCTGTCATTCGAATATCCTGCCACAGAGGTATATTTACGACCGCATCGGCTTTTTGCTGGGCTTGCAATGCCGTATAATACCGCTGAAATCCCAAGGTATCATAACCAAAGTAATGCCGACCCTTTAAGATCGGCGTTTCCTTCGGCATAGCACCGGGCGGCGCTGTATTTTCCATGCGGTAAACTTCCAAAATACCATCATCAAATGTCATAAAGCACCGCCCTTCTGTTTGAACAGGATATTATTCAATTGGTACCGTAAAAATCTTGGCATGGTTGTTTCAGCAGAAGCACGTTTTCGGAATAAGTAAGCCGCGTAACTGATCACAGCCATATCACACGAAATATCATTTTTTATCAAGGTAATGCCTTCCGTTTTGATGGCTTCCTCTGCCTGACTGAGCAGTTTTTTCAAAAGTACGTCATTGGCAGAGGTCAGTAATTGCAAATCACATTTCAATACTTCCAGTTTTTCCTCTGCTGTCATCCTGATTCCCCCCTATGCGGTTACGCCCCTTGCTTTCAATTGTGTAATGATTTCATTGACCTTATTGGCAATGGTCGCCGCATCCGCAGATTCCGGTGTCGCAATGGCTTCAATGGCTGTCGCTGAGCCTGTCAGTCCTGCGCCCGCGGGACCTTGGTCACCTTTTTCGCCTTTTTCTCCCGGATCACCCTTGGGACCTTGTGGTCCTGTTTTTCCGGTGTCACCTTTTGGTCCCTGAGGTCCTACCTGTTCATTCGCGACCCCCTGTTCCAATTTATTCATTTTTTCAGCGGTGATCACATCGCCTTTGTTCCATGTTGTCGGTTCGTATGCCATATTCATGCCTCCTTATACAGTTTCATTTTCCGCAATGGTTGCCGTTCCGATCATTCCCGTCCCGATTACGGCATCTGTGGACGGGGGCGTTACTCCCCCTTTGTGATTTGAACGGTGTATACTTTTACAGCGTTTCCATTTTTCACCGTAACGGTCAGCGGATGTGCGGTACTGTCTGCCAGGAATGTGACTGTGCCACCGTTTTTCACATTCTTACCGTTATAGGAAATTTCAGCAGAAGCCTTTGCCTGTGCTGTGGTTGCTTCTACCTTTGCGCTTGCCGCAGAAGCCGCAGCAATGGTATAGGTCAATGTATCTGGATCAAATGATGGATTCAGGCTTTCTGACCCAATGACCAACTCATCCAGATCCGCATCATTAGCGGTATCTGCTGCGAAATCCATTTCTGTAGTAATTTCCTGATTATTGATATTAATGGCTACAAATGCCCCTGGAATGACAGGCTGTCCATCGGCACGTTCTTTTCCACGGAATACAGTGTTGTCCTGAATGAACTGTACTTCTGTAGACAGATCAATCTGCATTGCTCCTCGTTCAATCCACAGATACAGATCGCCGTATCCACCGATAATATCTCCATCAGGGATAAACTCCAGAATATCCACATTGCCATCTGTAATTGGCATCACACCTGCGATTCTGGATACGAATTCACCGGTTGCGGTGGCGCTGATGAGTTTTGCCTGAATCTGTGCATATGTTTTTGAGTTCATCGTCCAGAATTTATCACCACGGGCATATCTGGTGTATGTATTGCCCGCAGCCAACGCAAAAGCGGACAGGAATGGAATAGGTTCCATACTTGCGCCATCAATCTTGATCATATTGGTATCGCTCAAATCGACCCATTCCGGCGCGTTTGCGGGATATCCGGCCGGTTTAGAATCCTGTGCCAGTCTTGTCACAATCCCCAGAGGCATTTTGGATGTCGCACCTTTGCCGTAAAGAATGGCTTTATCGATGGCATAACCAATAGATTCAGACAGCATTTCCACAATCCAAGAAGCCAAGTCCAGATTGCTGGTGGTGTCCTCTAGCAAAGAGTTACATACTGGCACATAACCTGCCACCTTATAGCCATCCAATGTAATCTGGTGGAATACAAAGGAAAGTTCATTGATCGCACCGCACATTTCTGTCCAAATCGCTTCCGGTACCGTGCCTGCAATGGTCTGTCTGGCTTCACCCGCAACCTGTCTTACACGCACACGGTTCAGCAATTTGGAATAGCGGTACATATTTTCGGAAATCAGTTCCATGAAAACAATTGGAATTTCCAGATCACCGCCGGAAATTGCCCGTTTACTGCCTTTCTGTTCTCTCATTCTGCTCAGGAACGCTTTCACATCTTCCCTCTCCACAATGGCAGTTCTCTGTTCCATTGACAAAGAATCAAATGCTCTCACATTCATGGGAAGGCTTCTGATCTCAAATTTGCCCATCATTCTCTCCATCCTTTCTGTTGTTCCATTTTTTCCTGCTGTTCTCTGTTCCGGTTCTTCCGGTTCCTTTTCTGTTTTTTCCAGTTCCAACTCCAAATCGTCAATTTCATTCTGCAAACTTGTCTTTGCCGCTTCATGCGCCTCTTTTTCCGTTTCAAACTGATCGACCGCATCCGAAACAGTCTGCTGTTCCTCCTCTGTCTGGGCTTCCGCAATGGCAGCCTCCAGTTCTGACTCACGCTTGGTAAAATCAGCGTCTTTTTCTCTTAGTGCGTCCAGTTCTTTGTTTTTCTTATCCAACTTTGCTCTCAGCATAATTGCTTTCAATGCCATTTTTTACACTCCTTTCAAACGGTTTCGCATCATTTCCCGCCATTGTTCCGTTTTCTGTTCCTGTATCTGTTCATATCTGTGCTTTACCTCCGCAAAACTTTCCTGATTCCTTGCGGAAATGCTGGTTGCCTTATATGCCGGGAAAGTACATGGGGAAACCTCAAACAACGGGTCAACTTCTGTGATCTTCGTATGATAAATGCCCTCGTCGTCCCACCATTCTTCCTGACGTGCAATGTCAAATCCGAAAGAACAGCCGTCCACATCCCCTCTGGCAACTCTGGCATAACCATTTACCGCTTCCTGATCCTTTTCGTTGATTTCTACGCTGCCCCACAAACCAACCTCATCTTCCCGCAAAACCGCGGTTCCGTTTGCGGTAGAACCCATCACGATATTGCTGTCATGGTTCCACAGGACTTTGACGTCCTCACCAGAAGCAAGATAGCGCGCAAACGCGCCCCGCTCAATGGTTTCTATCCATCCGGACCAAACCTCATACGTCTGACCAAATACAGCAAAATACCCTTCCAGATATTTTTTTCCGCCTTCTTCTCTGGTTTTCATATCCTGCATTTTTAAAATCCTTTGTTCCACTTACTCACCCCCTTCATTAGATGGAATCAGCTTGCTCTGTTCTCCGATCATCCCTCTTGGAATATAGTTTTCCAGGATCACCAATTCATCCAGACCTTCTCTTGGCGATAAGCCCAGCCAATCCCTAACCTCGTTTCCGCTCATAATCCCTCGTACAAACTGATCATCCGCAATGGCTGCCATATCTCTAAGTTCGTAGTTATACAGGCTGCGGGGATTAAAACGAAAATACCACTCCGGTTTGATCAAAAGTTTCCTGCTCAATTCCTGCTCCATCATTTGCGCTATCGGCATGATGGTAGAAGAAATGAAATTGTTCCATGCCTCCCTTTGGAATTCCCCTACGCCCAAAACAAAAGACGGCACACCCAAAATAGAAGCTACCGTCTTTTTATCAAGCTGCACCATATCCGCCAGAGCCAAATCCGAAAGGGATAATGGTTTTACCTGTTCAATTTCAAATTGTTCCGCTGGGATCATCCAAGGTTCTCCCGCCTGTGTCGTATCAATATAGCTGTTCAGCAATTCCCTTCTGCCTTCCGGGCTTGCGAATTCTTCCGTCAAAGCGTCCACTTTCACTATGATGCTTGGTTTCCACTTGGACTGCATGAATCCTTTTTCTGTTGCGGCTGCCTGTTTCAGATTATTTGCCACATCCCGCAGAGCAATCGAAATGCCTTCGCCTTTCCATGGGTAGCTTGTGCCTGGATGCAGAACAAAATGCAGGATTTCATCCGGCTCAAAGGACATACCATTGATGTCCACCCTGTAATCCCATGTGGTTTTCGGCACAAAACTGACCATTCTTGCCGGAACAGGGTTCAAATCTTCCAAAAGTCCCCTTTTCAATTTAGGCAAAACAACCGCATTTCCGTCACCCTCCAAAAGCATCGTCCGAACAATCCATTGAATAAAGGCAGAACGTGTCATGTTTGTATTTGGATAAATATCCAGTTTACGGCTCAGTTCATTTCTGACACGAATATCCCCGTCCTCTGTGTTTTCCATCAGATGAATGGTCATGCTGCCGATCAGCTTTGCAATGCTGTTGACCGCAGTAATGATTTCCGGATTATGAGAAAGGCTCGTATAGCCATGACACGTCAGTACATCAAAAGCATCGGTACTGCAAAACCATGCCGTTGTCCGCTTTTTCATTGGCTCCGCTCTCACTTTGTTCTTTGATCGTCTTCTTTTGTTACTCATGTTTATCATCCCTTCCAAACCACGCATTTGCTTTTCTGCTACGTTCCATGTTTTCTAAATATCGAACACACGCAAAAACCGAAGCATCAAACAAGTCAATACGATGCTCCGGCTGTACCTTTTCATATTGAATCATATCATCCGTTTTTTCCACTGCCATTACATTCTCCACGCAATACTCGTATGCATCAGAATGCAGATAATAAAGTTTGCCGTCTTTCGCGCTTTTTTCAATATGGCGAAACCCCTCGGATTTTTTGTAATAATATTGGGGCTGGTCAATGATGTTGAAATGCGCTTGCTTCATACCAATGAAATATTCTCTGCAAAACTTTCGGTCATGTCCGACCTGTTTGATTTTGAATCCTTTCTTCCGCATATCCTGAAACCACCGGATCACGTCCGCCTGATTTACGGTAGGGCTGTTGCATAATGTAAGCCATCCATCCTCTGCCCACCCAAACAAAGGAATGTTATCCTGATCCGCTTTCAGATGTGCCGCTACCACTGGGAAAAACGCATGGGGGATAATAATATCCACTCCCTGATAATTGCCGAACAACGCTACGGCGGTCAAGTCATGCAGCTTAGACAGATCGGCGCCCCCATACCAGTCAATGGGAAGTTTCGCAAGCTGGTCCAATGTCCAGTGATATGTTCTGTCACTCTTTCGGAATTCATCAATGTCAAAGTATGCTTTCAAAGAATTGGTATAGACATTCAAAGACTTTGCGAAAAAATCTTTTCTTTGCTGCGGGTCATTCTGTGCCTGCAAAGCGTCATTCATGATCTCATTCGGTCTGATGGATACACCGTAAGCAGGATTTGCCATTTCATGTATTTTGGCATCTGTAAAGTCCACACTGCCATCTTTGATGCCTTCCGGCGCGCAGCACATGAAAATAAAATACTGCTCATCCTGAACCGTTCCATCTAATACCTTTCTGCAGTACTTCAGCCTTTGTCCCAAAAATAACTGCTCATCATCCCCTGCAGTGGAGATACCGATGATCAGTTTATTGGTATATGCTTTTTGCGCCTCTTTGAAAAGATTGTATTGTTTTGGTTTTTTGAGAGCATGTACTTCATCTACAATACAAATGTTGGCATTTAAACTGTCTTGCGCGTCTGGATTCGCTGCCAATGCTCTGATAAAAAAAGAACCATCCGGCAGCGATGATTCCATACTATGTTCGTTGTTGTTATCAATTACCTTGACGGATCCACCATCTTTGCTGTTTTCTCCCATCCTGTTGATGTTGTACTTTAAAAAATTGAAACTCTCCAATGACTGCATCAACGCCGCGGAAGCAATATAACACTTTGATCCGCTTTTTCTGTACAGCAAGGAGAGTGCCCATGCCAAAGCTGCTGCAAAGCTGGTTTTGATATTTTTTCTTGGGATGAAAATCAGGGCTTCATGAAATCTTACAATCTCTGTTCCTTTTAATTTGAACCCCACCAGATTGTAAATAATAAATTTGTGGAACGGTTCCAACAAAAATGGTGTTCCTCGAAGCGGCGTCCCATCCAGTCTTTCTCCTTGCTGGTGGCAGATCGTTTTCTCTATGATCTGGATACAAAACTCAGCCGCCTTGTAATCCATCCAATACTCCTCGTTCTCCAAATCCGAAAAAAACCGTTCCACAGCCTGTTTTAATTCTTCGCAAGCGATTTTTCTACCTTCTCTGATGCTTGTGGCGTACTCCATAACAACCGCCCAGTGCTTAGCTTTCGATTTCCGCAAGTGCCGCTGCCAAGCCTTTCTGTCTAGTATCTTTCTTTACCCCATCCCCCGTCAGCTTTTTGTAAGATGATGGGGTAAGCCCTAACTCCCGCCAGTACGCCAATGCGGTTTTATTCAGTTCATCCCAAATGACCAGAATCGGATTTTTCGTCATATTTGTTGAGCCGCCTTTGTTGGTATATTCAATAACAGATTTTCCTCCGTTTTCTTCGAATTCCTTTCTCGTCTCATCTCTCTGAACCAATATGAGGGCAAGGGAGTCTATGACACTGTCGTAGTTTTTCCCTTCAATTCCAAGTGCAGAGAGCTGCTTTTGTATTAAGTTTTTATACTTTGCTTTTGTCATCGCTGCCATTCCTGCACCCCTTTCATCATTTTTTCGCTCAGAGTTGGAAAAGTCTATACCCAAGCCACCAGATCACTTTCATTCTCATCCGCCATATAGGGGCGGGGTCACTTACGCCAGTCAATGCCTGGAATCGTCCTTCTCTGCAATGCGATTCCCATTTCTGTCAATGCTCCTGTACTTCTATTCTCCAGCTTATTGTGTGTTGCCATGCTCACAGAAATTAAATTCCAATCACAATAAGCATATTCAGGATATTCAGCCGCAGGATAGATATGATGCACGATTGTTGCCTGTACTCTCCTGCCGTATCTGAGTTCTATACGATCAAGGTATTGATCCATGCGAAGGATGTGTGCCCTCTTTCTTTTCCATTTCTTGCGGGTATAATCCATAACTTTCCCCCCTATGCAAAAGGGACACCAACATTTGGTTAGTGTCCCAACTTCATAATGCCATGATGCCATAGTAGCATAAAAGTAGGTCCCTTTGGTTACCCTTTTTTAGTCGAAAGAATATAAAAAAATTTTCTCCTGCTTTGATAAAACTGTCGTCGCCCAACCGACGCTCCCAGGTATTCATATGGAATACCATCAACCACATTACTAATGATATATGGTGAAAGTTCTTTATCCGCATTTTCCGCAGCCTGCTCAATCATTTTCATATCTGATTCTAGCTGCATACGTTGTATAGCTATATCTGATGTACGATCCACAGTTTTCTTTCCAACACTTTCTCCAATAGGAGGTGAAGAAATTTCTGTTATTGAACGTAGTTTTGATTGCTTTTCTCTATACTGCATACAGAAATACTTTAGTTCTCTGTAACGATTTGTCGATATATTGTACTTTTCAAGACGTAAGTCCTTTTTATTTGGCATCACCGATATTCCCTCCCCGTAGGTTTATGGCGAATCTGGATCCGTTCGATCAACTCGAAGTCACAGATCCGCAATAAATCCTTGATCAGTTTGATGATACGGTTGGCATTCTCATCGGCTTCCTGCTCTCGTTTATGTATGGCATGTAAAACTGGCGATGCAGTCGGGTCATAGTATCCGCTGCCATTTCGGCTGAGTTCGTCCATATTCAGTCCTCCTTGTCATCCACTTCGTAGTTTTCAAAAATCCACTGCAAAGCGTTCACATATTCTTGTTTCGTTATGCTATTAAACGGCATACCGTTTTTAACAACAATACTTATAGCCTCCATTTTTTCGGCGTTACTTTCTTGACTGTTATAGATGTTGCAAAAAATTGCAACTGCTTTACCTAATTTCATTCCATCACCATCCCGTTTTATTGAATACTTCAAACCTTGCTTTTACCATAGGTTGTTCCATAGCTGCAGCAATACTCATACCATGGTTACGGGCAAATGTAACAGCATACTCTCCGGCTGGGTTAAGCATTTTATCAGGTGCTTCACTACCTGCAAGGACTTTTGCTTTTTTAGGCTTTCCCTTGTCGTTGCATGCCTCATCGCAAGGCTTATCAAACTTCGAACAATAATTACAAGGTGTCATATACACACAAAAAAATGAATTTTTATTTACCATCATAGTTATTCCTCCTTATCGTGAATGTTTCCGATGACTTCAAAATCTTTTTCTGGGGTAAAGTCGTTCATCCAAATAGGGTTGTACGCACCTCTAACAATTACAAATTGACATTTCTCAGAAAGATATTTTACAGCAGCAGGGATTCCAGGTTTTTTGCTGCCAATTATTGAAATAATATCCCCATCGAAAATTTTGACGCCATTTTTATCTTTCAATCCTACGTACTGGCAAACCGTGGATGGGTCTATCTTATAAGTATTTACAACAGTTCCACCCGGAAATGGTTCAAAAACAGTCATTCGGTTCAATTCTTCTCCTGTAATGCTAGGGAACGGGAATCCCTCTACCCATTCTCCATTATCCAACCGTTTCGCCTTAAACAAAATCTCTCTCATAGCATCCTCTCCTAATTTTCCAAATCAATCGCTTCACCCATGCTATAACTCGCTCTATTTTCCGCTGCTTTGTTGAATGCTTCCACAAATGCCTTTGTTTCTTTTTCTTCGATCAGTTCATAAAACATATCCTCTGCCCAATCTTCGTACTGGTCATCACCAAGCATTTCCGTCAACGTGGTTATCAATTCTCTTTCATTGATCTGTACGGCATCTTTTACAGCTGTAAAAAATTCAAGATTATATCCCTCGTTATATGCAATACAGCTTGCGATTTCCCCTGCTTCAATGACTTCAGTCATTCCTTCTTTATATTTGACAATGATCAATTCACTCTCTGGTATCTGTGATAAATTTTTCATTTTTCCTCACCTCACGAATATTCTCTACAACTCACAGCGGTTCACCCGTTACAAAATAATACACAAGCTTGATAAACGGCGTAAAAACAAAGAAAATTGATAATACAACAACAAATAAAGTAGCTGCTGCGGTTTGCAAATGCGACTTTGTTCCAACTTTAAACGAAGCGTATATAATCACAAAAGCCAGAAACATCAGGGTCAGTTTATCCAACACATAAAATACAGCTTCAAAAAATGTCTGGATATTCATACTGTTCTCCTTATCCAACCATAATTTTTTTCAACATTTCCATACTTCCAATTTTCTCCCCGCACATTTCTGGAAGATTTGCCCGGACAAGGGCTTCCGCAAACGGCGGCGGTACTGCATTGCCGCATCTTGCCACCTGCTTTGTCTTTCCATAGGTTTTTCCGTCACAATCCTTATCGATGATGTAATCAGCAGGAAATCCATTTGCCGCATATAACTCTTTCGGTGTGAGCATACGCAGTCCAATATCACTGATAAAGTATTTTTGATTTTTTATGGAAATCAGCAGGATTTCATCACATCCGATTTTGTAGTCAGCATATCGATTGAGTAATTCTCTGATTTCATTCCAATGCCACAAATCTGTATTTTCTCTCTCCAATTTGACAATGGTTAAACCGAAATGTCCTGGGGACGTTGTAACAGTATGAAGTGGATCTGATATTTCTTGTCCTATTCCAGTTTTATAGAACTTTGATAAAAATGTTGCTGATATTCCATTATGATCTACCGCTGTAATTGTTCCCAGCGGCTCTTTTGCAGAACTTCCACAGCCAGTGTATCCACCGCTATAAAATTTTTCCATGTGAACCGCTGTCACCGCTTCCCTATCTTTCGCCGTTACCGTATGCAATGGATCAGCAGCAGAAATACCGCCTCTTTCGTTTCCATAGTATTTTGTAAGATATGCCGCCGAAACTCCATAACGGTTGGATGCATCCAGTGTCATCAGCGGTTCTGTTATTTTTTGCCCTCTGGCTTTTTCTGACTGTTCTGTGTGATACTGTACCAGTGAAGGCATCATCAAGCATTGCTCTGCTTTGGAAACCGTTGTCCTGACAGGTTCTTCCACGCTATAAGAACGATCTTTTGAAAAACCCGTTTGTCCTATGGCTGTCATTGCCGCAGAAAGAAGCATCTGTCCACCACCTCCTCCTGTTCGAATGGTATCTATGGGAGAATCTGCGGCATGTCCTGTCGCATTACTGGTATTGGAAACCGTCCAAATCGAATATGGTTCCAAAATCGGTGATACCAATCCATATCCGTTCTTTGCTGTGACAGTCTGCACTGGATCTGTTGTTTTCTGTCCCCTGAACTCTCCCGTATGATTTACCATAACCAAAAATGGCGCAGAAGTATTTAATACGAACTTGTCCAGCCCTCTGATAATTCTTTTTATGGTATTCTCTGCCAGCGGACGCACCGCACGAATTCCGTATTTTTCTTTGATTTCTGCTGATGTATCAAAAATAGAAGGACATGGCAGGGACCAATCTATGATTTCAGCCGCACTTCTCCATGGTTTTTTCCTGCCTTCTTTCACTTCTTCGCTACCTGCCGGCGCATGCGTCTTTTCTGGAAATACAATTGGCTTTCCGTCACATCGTGCAATCAGAAAGAAACGCTTCCGTATGGTAGGCGCTCCATAATCTGCCGCTACCAGTTCCCTATGTTCTATGCAGTACCCAAGGCTTTCCAGTTGTTCTTTCCATTTTCGAAATGTTTCTCCCGCTCTTCTTTTGACTGGTTTTCCTTTTCTCACAGGTCCCCATGTCTGGAATTCCTCCACATTTTCCAGAATGATCACTCTGGGACGCACCGTACCAGCCCATTTCAGTACAATCCACGCCAACCCTCGAATATTTTTGTCAACAGGCTTACCGCCTTTTGCTTTTGAAAAATGCTTGCAGTCCGGTGAAAACCAGGCAAGCCCTACCTTTCTTCCTCTGCACACTTTCTTCGGGTCCACATCCCAAACCGATTCACAATAATGTGTGGTGTAAGGGTGGTTCGCCTTGTGCATAGCAATGGCATCTGGGTCATGGTTTATGGCAATATCCACTGGGCGTCCAGTGGCAAGTTCAATGCCGGTAGATGCGCCGCCTCCGCCTGCAAAATTATCAACAATCAGTTCTTCTAATAAGTTGATCTGTTTCATTTCTTGCCCACCTCCTTCTTCAACACCTCATCCGCCACTTCTCTGATTTTCTGACAAATGATTTCAAACCATTCTCGATCACCGTTAAGGATTGTCCGTGCCAAATCCCGCATCAATCCTTTTTCCTCTACCCGCAGCCAGATGGCAATGAGATTGGGTTCATTGGGCATCTGGTTATCAAATATCCGATAAAACATGTACGCCAGCAGATGTTTCCGAATCTGCAAATTGATTTCATCAAATGTTTTCTGATAATTGACGATTGCATCTCGTCCCTGCTTTAACGCTTTTCCTCTGCGTCCAATGAGCGTCAGATACTTTTCTGCCTGTTCTTTCGTTTCTATCTGTGCCATATTGTCCTCCATTCATGGAATTGTGTGACATTTTGTTTTTTGTGTGAATTTGTGTGACAAAAAGTCACACCGCTGAAACCATTGATTTTACTGGATTTTCTAACTGTTTTTTCCTATTGTGTGAAATGTGTGAAGGTTTTTGCATACCTCGCATACGTAGAAACGTGTATATAACCATCTTGTATATATACTCCTATATATAAGGTGTGTGTAAAACGTCACACAAGTCACACATTCACACATCCGCAAAATCAAAATGGGTAAAAACGTTGATTTTACAAGGAAAACGCCACTTTTTCATTTTTCACACACTGCCTGTCTTTCATTCTGAAAAGTCACACATTTTCAAAAGGGGCATTCCTCACTGTCTGGAATATCCTCCAACTGCATCTGCCCGTTGGGGTCTTTGATGATCCAAACGCAGGAAACCGCCTCGCCATTGATTCGTTTTGTCTTGGTATATCCCTTGCTGACCTCGATTTTCCCTGTCTGTTTCATCCAGCTGAGCAAGGATTTTGCGCTGTATCCAGCTTCCACGCAGATTTTCTCAAAACGGCTCTTGATAACATAAAAATATGTATCATCCACCATGCCCCAGCATTCTATGACATCGTCATTATCATCGAATTTCTTTTTGTTTGCTGCCAAGGTTTCACGGATGTATTCATAAGCTCGTTCGTTCACGGACACGTCTTTTTTGGATTTCAGGAAGGGTTTCACGTCCTGTGGCTTCAGTGCCAGCCCGTCATGGAATATGGCTTGTTCCGCCAGAAAATCCGCTGCCAGTATCAGCGCCATTGCCATGGACTGTTTCCCTGTGGTGTCCATCTGTTCCAGCTCTTTGGAATAGATTTTGTAAAGCTGTGCTGCTGTTGTAAAGCTAGGGTCATTCCGTTCCAGCCATTCCACAAAAAACCTTCCGGCAAAGCCAAAATTCTGCAGACAGGTATCTGCCACATGCTTGGGGTCAGCAAACAGCGCTGTGGTACATTCCACCTCAATGATACGGTTCACTGCCCCACCACCACTGGAAACCCCTGTGATGGGCATTTCCCCGTTGGTGAGGATGCAGTTACACCATGTAGGCGTTTCGTCCACGCCGCCGGCTTTATTCCCGCGGGTCTTGCCAACACCTTCTGACAGCTTGTATATCTCTTGGTCGAAACTTTCCCGACTGGAAGCAATCTGCAATTCATCCATGATCAGTGGCATATTGTAAACAAACGCCGCAGAACGTTCTTTCCCTACGGCAGTGCTGTTGAATGTCTGGATATATCGTCCCGGTCTTGGGTCTGCCCAAACGGAAGCAGCAAGCATCAAGCCAACAGTCTTCCCTGCCTCCGTACCACCCCAGAAATGGACGAAAAAAGGCAGGCAGTTCAATGGCTGCACTAACACTGAGGAAAGACTCGCCGCAATGAGAAGACGCCCATAGAGGCTATTTTTGCGAACATCCAGAGCCATTTCAAACCACTGGGTAAAATCTCCTACCTGTTTCACGCTGTCAAAAAAGTTCTTGCAGGACACATCCCCGTCAAACTCCAAATGCTCCACATAAGGCGAAAAACCATAGTCTTTTACCCAGCCCAAACGACCAATGCTGCTGACCTCCTCAATGCGCTCATAGTTCAGATTTTCCGCATCATGAAGATACCGCACCAGAAGTCTGGCGTTCTCACTGTTCACAGCCACACCACGTTCCGCCAGATCCAGAATCTGTGACGCACTGGCGAGGGTTCGTTTGCTTTCTACCAACGACCGCCAGAAATTGCCTTTTTTATATTCGATCTTCAGCTTTTCCGTATTGTTGTCGATATTGACCAGCCGCTTGGTGGGCAAGATGGGGTGGATGCACGCCAGCATCTCCCCCATTTCTGTTTCCACCCGGATGCCGTCATCATCGGCGATCCAGTTGCCACAGTCCAGTTCTATGGGCTGCCCGGAAAAATTGGTGGCGTTTTTGATAGCACGCCCCTGATTGCCCATAGACTTGCAGTATTCTTTAAACAGTGCCTTGAAATTTCTTACCTTTACTGCATTGGCGATTGCCGTCATTTGCTCAATAGCTTGGATAAATACAAAATTATTGTCCCGATAGCGGTAAACGACCTCATAAGGCTCTGTTGTCTCCAGAAAATCTTCTTTTGTATATTCTCTAAATTCCAAGATCACCACCGCCTAAGATTTTTACGATTTTCGCTCCAGCCTCCTCTTTTCTGCAGAACAGGAATTGGCAGCCATGCCGCTGTTCCATGGCAGAAAGGATTTTATACAGGGTTTCTCCTGTGGTGGCTTTCGGCGAAAACCGCAGTCTGGGGTTACTCCATCTGTTCACATCCTCCAATGTACGGATACCGTTTTCCTCCACCAGAATAATGAGCCGTATCCCTAGCTGTTTTGCCAGTTCCAGTTCCTCCACAAACCGCCGATGCTGTTGGGTCACATTACCGCAAACTTCCAGCAGTCCAGACTTTGTGTCAATACAAACGCTCTGGTCGGTTGGCAGGGTATAATCCCCTACCACCAACTTAGAGCGCACCACATCAACGCCATTTTCCGCAAACCACCGATGTTTTGCCTCGTGTTTTTTCGCCTGCTGACGGGTATCTTCCAATAAAATCATGGAAATCACCTCCATCAGAATGGTACATCGTCATCACTCAGGCTATCATCCACAGGATAGAAGCCATCCCTGCTGCCAGCTGGATTGTATTTTTTCAGCTCCGGCACAGTAAAATCTCCCTTGCGGATTTTTTCCACACTTCTGACAGCCGAAACATACAGACGTTTTTTCACTTTGCCGTCATTTCCCATATATTCTTCCTCTGCCAATACCAGCCCAACCAGCTTTCCTTCCAGCCGCTTTTCCTGATTTTCAAATACAAAACCGGGATTGCTTTCTTTTACAGCCGTCAAAAATCCCTTGAACATGGGCAGCGCTTTTTCCTTGTAGGAACGGTAAAATGTGCCGCCCCAGAAGGATTTTGATTTGTAAAGTTCCTGATAATACCCTTTGTGGGTTCCTTCCGCAATGTCATACTCAATTTTCAGGTATTCTTTGGCAGGCATGTCCACCACGCACTTCATTTCGCATACATAACCACCTGGTATCAGGCGGTCAAATTCCACCTGATCGGGCACCTCATTCCAGTTAATGTTCTTCATCTATGTATTCCTCCTTAAAATTCTTCCAACGCCTGTAAAACACTCTGGATATCATTGTCGATTTCAAAAGTTTCAAATGCGCCCATAGGCGTCTTGGCAGTGCTGTTTTTACTTTGTGTTTCAAAAACATACCTGCCTTCCTCTGTACGCTTTGCCAGTAAGACAGTCCCAAATAAGGATTCTGGCACCAATTTTTCCAATTTTCTGCCATTGGTACGGATTCTGGTAAAAGCATATCCAAAATCATCACGTACGGTTTCGCTGTGCATAACAAAAATGACCGTCAAATCATCCCGCAGCTTTCCTGCTAATTCAATCAGGTTCCAGACAAACTGTGTTAAATCAATCCATTTGTTGTAACCATTATCTTTCATGCCTTTGACTTCTTTGTCTGCCATGCAGGTATTTAAAGTATCAATCACTACCGTTTTGATTGCTGGCTTCCCTTCATGGATTTTACAAAGTAATTCTGAAATCTTTGGAATGTCCCTTGTTCTGGAATAATTCTTGTTTTCCTTGTTATATTGGGCTTTCCAGCCTTTCCACGCCAGCCCTTTCCCGTCACAGTCCACGTAATAAGTAGATGCAGGGTCAAGATTACGCATAGATGTGGTCTTACCGCTGCCGGATTCTCCCATAATGCAAATCAGTTTTGCCATTTCCGTACTCACTCCTTTCTGTTTCTGGCATCTTCCACCAGTAAATCCTTGATTTTTCGGATTTCATCCTGCTTCTGTTTTTTCAGATTGTACAGACCACCCAACTGTTTTTCGATTTCGTCCAGTTCAAAGGCAATCTCTCCAAGCCGCTTCCATAATGCTTCCTGATTCAATCCACCCACCGTCTTTCTATGCAGTCATCACAGCCGATGATTTTTCTATCTCTTTCATACAACACGCCATATTCCTGGCTGCCGCATTCCGGGCAGGGTGCCAGTGGTTCCTGGCAAGCCCCGCATCCGTCACACTCTTTTTGCTGCTTGATACACATATAAGCCATCACGCATCTGCTTCCTCTCTTGGTGTTTCCACCTCTGTTGGCAGTTCAAACCCCAACATAGCAGCACACATTTCTCGGGTGATGCTGTATTTTTCTTGCGCTACATAGGCGGCAAAGGCTTCCACTCGACCTGCCAGCATAGCATATTCTTCACTTTCCGTTTCTGGTGTAAAATCAATATATTTACTCATATTGCAATTCCTCCTGTTTTCTGATACGATAATAGTGATTTTTATTTTTCTTTTCCTCCCACACTGCGCGCCAACGCAAGGGAGGATTTTTTCTGTCTAGATTTTTGGTTATACTCCTTCCATTTTTCTTTGTTTTCCTCGTAGTACTTCTTACTGTAAGCAGCTACCTTTTCTTTGTTTTCCTCGTAGTATTTCTTACTGTAAGCAGCTACCTTTTCTTTGTTTTCCTCCCGGTATTTCTTCTGAGCAGCAGCTACCTTTTCTTTGTTTTCCTCGCGGTACTTCTTACTGTAAGCAGCTGCCTTTTCTTTGTTTTCCTCCCGGTATTTCTTCTGAGCGGCTCTACGTGATTCCGAAGTGTTGTATTCCTTCGCCCCAGAAATTAACTCTAGCTTCTTTCCTTCCTGATAATCTTCGTGCCTCATTTCATCATTGATGCAGTCCTCATACGGGCAGTGAAAACAATCATAGTCACATACTGGTTTCATTTTTCACCGACACCACCTCTAGACCTGATCTGTGCCGCTGCGTAATAACGGTTTTTCCAATCACGCTTGTCTTGCTGTAATGTTTTGATTTCTTCCAGCGCAATTCCCAGAAAAAGAACTAACACCCCGATTACCACCAACAGCGTAATGATGAGCTTGTCCATCTTTTTTCCTCCTCTCCATGCGACGCTTGTATGTACATTGCGGGCAAAGATAGCCCCTCCGAGTGTCCTGCTCTTTGGCAATGTTCCAGATTCGACCGCAGTCGCTGCAAACTACATATCTGTGACCTTCTCTCATACGCCATCATCAGATGTATCTATTTGCAAAGGTGTAATATGGTATGGATCAGACACATCATAGCCCTCATATTTTTCCAGAAAAGCAATTAAAGCTTCTCTGCGGCATTTCAGCTGACCAAGTTTCATAAATGGCAGCAAGCCAGCTTTGTTCAAGTCATAAACTCTGTTAGGATTACACCGGAGTATTTTGGCTACCTCCGGCACTGTGTATAAAAATTTTTCCATTAGAAATTCACCCCTTTCTTTTTCCCTCTATTATCTAACCCTAATAGCCAGTCAGCACTGATGCCGTATGCCTCGCACAACAACGCAATAGTCATACCATTTGGTATTGCTTTATCGATAAAAATACGATACAGAGTATTTCTGTGAACGCCTGCAAGTTCGGCAAAATGACCTTTGGATAATCCACTTTCTTTCCAGACTTTATGTAGACGTTCTGAAAAAAAGGTTTATCCGCTCTATATCAGTCATGCCATCACCTTCTTTCATTGCTTATTCTATAACTTTCTCAATGCTGCTCATAACAATTTCCAGAATGATTTTTGACTTTGCATAGGTCATTGTTGTTGCGGCAGGTCCAGACAGGATAGAAGAAATCTTCCCTGCCATTTTCATCATTTCATTCCACTCATAAGGAGAAATGAAATATCCTTTTTTCTTTTTGATTTGCTCCGCTTCTTGCGACAATCTTGAAATGTTATCCACCTGCATCACCCCCTAGTTTTGTTTACACATCCTCCACAGAAACGAACTGTCTTTTTTCATCCCGATAAAGATACAAATTTCGGGATGAGCTAACTTGAAATACTTGTTGTAAATCGGGATTAGCTCATTCAGCATTTCGATGGAAAGCCTCTGTTCTTCATAAGTCAGGTCTTCATATTTTCTTGGAATTTTATCGCAAGTTTTTCTCTTCCATCCATGAATTGGAGATTCTTCGTACGGAGTTACCCTTGTATGGACATGTTTTGCAAGTTTCAAAAAAACCTCCCAAGTTTCTCTAGCTTCCTGAGAATATCTGAAAAAGGGAATACTGCCAATGTTTTCAGATATTCTTATCGTATTAATAGGAAGTTCATTGACTTGATACGCCCATCTTTTCATTGGCAAAACCTTTGTTTTGGCTTGTTCTCTCTCAAGTTCCTCAATCCGCCTTTTCAGGTCTCTGTATTCTTCGTATGAAATTTTCAATTTTATCACCTCTTAATACTATCTACTAATTTTTGTAAAATTCTTGTTTTTTCATTTGAAAAATGTTACAATATATACACATTTCAATCTATTTCAAAACAATATCTTGTAAAAAGGAGGGTTCATATATGGATTTTAATAACCTCATTGATAGATCCATGAAAGAAATGCTTAGCTTTGTGCAAACAAAAGAATTTTCAGAAAAAGTAAACAATGATGCTACTGTTGCCTTTATTTGTGAATATTCAAAAATTCTTCTTAGCAATTATCACAAAGAACTCACATCTACCTTGCAATCTAAGGGAATTGATATTTAATTATTTTGGTAAAAAATCAATTCTTCCATCATTTTGTTAATTGAACGTTCTTTATCAGAATCTACTTTATTTTGCGGTTTTTCACTCTTTTCTGTGATAACCGCATTTTTTGTTTCTTCAACAAGAAACTCCATACTAACATTAAATTTCTCTTTCATTTTTACAAGAGCCGTATGTGGAATCGGATTGGTTCCGTTTAACCAGTTGTAATAGGTTTTTAAGGAAATTCCAAGAAAATTAGATAGTTCCTTTTTTGACATACCGCTTTTTTCTCTTGCAACCTCTATATTCCATAACACCTTTTATCACCTCCCTCAGTCTGCGTCCTTTTCATATTCACTAGGATCTTTTTTTGCGAATTTGTCCAACGGAACTCCCAAAGCATTGCAGATCAAAAAATATTCTTCTGCTTTTATTTCTCTTTTACCATTCAATATCGGACTAATGATATTCATCGGCATTTTTGTTTTTTCTGCTAAAAAAATATATTTAATCCCCTTTTCATCTAAATACTTTTTAATCTTTTTTCCTAACATTTCCCCACCTTCTTCCTCTTTTCAATCCCTCTGTGTTATTACAGATTTTCTGTATATTTGTATGTTACAACAGAATTTCTGTTTAGTCAATGCATTTTTCAGCTTTTCTGTATTTTTTTATTGATTTTACATTTTTTCTGTGCTAATATGAGCCTAAAAGGAGGGCAATTACATGAGCGGTGAAGAAATCAGAAAGAACATCTCAAAAAATATCGTTAAATATAGAGAAAAAGCAAACCTGTCCCAAAAAGAACTCGCAACGCGTCTTGGTGTAACCCCCTCTAGGGTCTCCAACTGGGAACAAGGTGCAAATTCTCCTACTATCGAAATATTATTTGAAGTATGTAAAATTTTAGGTGTATCCATCAATGATATTTATGGCATATATCCGGAAGCATCAATCGAACTTACATTTGTAGAAATTGATCACATAAAAAAATACCGTGACCTTGATGATCACGGTAAAGATATTATTGATACCATTTTGGAAAAAGAATATGCTCGCTGTGAAGGCGAGTATGTTGAGATTGCCGCTCGTGGCGGCAAGTATAAAGTAAAACGGGAAGCCCTTATTGAACTGGCAAAACGTCTGGATGCCGAACCTTATGAAGAGGATCATGATCTTTGCTGATTTCCAGTAATCTCCTAAAGAAATTCCTTAGGAATTCTTTTACAATTCTTCTATTACTACATAGGAGGATTGTAAATGTACGAACACTACAAAAAAGCAAGAGATATGTCCTGGAAGGTACTACTGGAGTGCGGAATCAACAGCCTGCCTGTGGATTTATGGAAAATTGCAGAGCATTTTGACCTGCGCATGCACACCTATTCCAAATCCAGCGTTACCCAACTGTTTCGAGAAGATGTTTTACATGGTGATGGCTTTATTGTTTATCTTGGTGATCGCAAAGAAATATTCATAAATGATAAGATCAAAAGCAAACGTCGCCGCCGCTTCACCGTTGCCCATGAATTAGGTCACGGTATCCTTGACCATGACATTGGAACCATCCACTACCGTAACAGTGAAAATGACAGCCAGACGGATATGCAGGAGCTGGAAGCGAATGTATTCGCTCGAGATATTCTCATGCCTGCCACTGTCCTTGCGGCTTTGGATATACATACACCGGAAGAAATTATGAAACTCTGCGACGTTAGCCGCCGTTCAGCGGAAATCAGAGCAGAACGGATGGAGGAGCTTTATCGAAGAAATATGTTCAACCGCCATCCGGCAGAAAGGAAAGTAAGAGAACAATTCGATGATTTCATCAGAAATTATCAAAAATAAATGAAATAAAAACTCCCCCTGCGGTACTGCCAATACCACAAGGGGAAAAGAAAGCCGTTGCCTCGCAGCCTTCCTAAAGTCAATATATCACATTTTGCGACATTTTTCAACTTGAAGGAGGAAAAGCTATGATTGATTTCAAAAACGGTGCTGTTTTTAAACTGAGCAAAGCAAAAAAATTTTCAAACCAAGACATTGTACAGCCTTTATTTATTGACGGTGAAGAACTGATCGGGGAATATCAGGCACTCAGGGACTTTGTTATTTTCACAAATAAGCGCATCATCTCCGTAAATGTTCAAGGTATTACCGGGAAAAAGAAGGACTTCTCTACATTACCCTATTCAAAAATTCAGGCTTTTTCCATTGAAACTGCCGGAACATTGGATTTAGACAGTGAATTGGAACTCTATTTCTCTGGATTGGGTAAAGTAAAATTTGAATTCACAGGAGAAAGTGATATCGTAAAACTTGGAAAACTGATTTCTGAAAAAATTCTTTGATAATTAAAAATCCCCCTTCCTGCGCCAACAGGAAAGAGGATTATATAAGCGGTCATACCGTGGTATAACAGCCCTGAACAAGCAAATTATACCACAAGACCGCTTTATTTGCCATACCCAAAAATAAAAAGGAGGTATGCCTATGAAAGGCGGAACAAGAAAACGTGGTAAAACATGGTCATATTATTTTGATGCGGCTGCAGTCGGCGGCAAGCGGAAAAAAATTGAGAAAGGAGGATTTCGTACCAAGAAAGATGCCGAAGCCGCTCTTGCAAAAGCCCTATCAGAATACAATAGAGCCGGAACAGTCTTTGAGCCATCAAATATCAGTGTTGGAGATTATCTGGATGAATGGCTAGAGCAGTATGTTAAACCAAATCTGACAACAAATACACTTGATAACTACACACAGCTTATCCGTACACACGTCATTCCAGTTATTGGTGCTTATCGCTTGTCTACAATTCAAACGGCAACGATACAGAAACTGCTCAATTCTATGAAAGAGAAAGGGTATTCAAAATCGACTGTGTCGTCCATCAAATGCATCCTGTCTGGCGCGTTTGGTTATGCTGTGGAGCCATTACACTATATACAAATAAATCCCTGTAAAACGGCAAAAATCGGGAAATTTGCAGTCAAGAAACGAACACGGGTTATCGTCCCAAAGGAGTCATATGCAGAGATAATCAATCTGTTTCCTTTTGGGTCTTATGAACATATACTGCTTATGCTTGGTTGGAACTGCGGATTGCGTATTGGTGAGTGTTTAGCTCTAAGTTGGGACTGTGTCGATCTTGAAGCAAAAACAATCCAGATCAAGTATCAACGTGTCCAAGGTAGTAACGGATGGGTACTGAAATCACCAAAATACGACTCTACAAGAACGTTACAGATCAGCGACTCCTTATGTGCTTTGCTAAAGGCAGAAAAACACCGACAGATCGGAAACGAAATACTATACGGAGAATACTATACCGTTTACGAATCAGAACCGATAAATCAGAAAAATGAAATTCATTTGCATGGTGTTAAAAAATCTGAACAAGAGCAGAACCGTATATCTTTCGTATGCATCCGTGATAATGGTGTTTGGGTTGGCAAGAATGATGTAAGTAGGATCTCCAAAAAAATCCGAGAAGCAATACTTCCAGAATTTGACTATCATTCATTACGACATACACATGCCACTATGCTGGTTACCGCTGGCGTTAACATCAAAGCGGTACAACAACGTCTTGGACATAGAGATATAGCTACCACCCTAAATACCTATGCGCATTGTACAGATAGCATGGAAAGGGAAGCAGTAGAAGCGTTTGAAAAACTGTGCGAAAAAATTTTGCCACCCATGTAATAAATGCGGTGGCAAATCGGTGGCAAATAAAAAAATCATAAATTTATAAGCTGTTAAAACCTTGTTTTTTCTGGAATGTAGAGAAATGTAATTCTTAAAAGAACATTAGGAATTTTTCACTGCTATCTAATATTATGCATCATTTTCAAAAAAATCCATATAAAAATAGTA